GCCATCCATGTCTAAATAAACACCATCAGGAACTACTCTAGATAACACTTGTTGTATCTTTAAATGAGTTAATTGAATCATGTCGGCAAAACCTGTTATTCTACTAACTAAAGACTCTATACGTCCTTTATACATTCTAGGAGCAGTTATAGCGTAACTAAAATTAACTTTTGTAGTATCAGCAACTGGTCTAGTCATGTGTTCTGCTAATCTCCAGTCTAACATCATTGGATGTCCTAGTATTTTTGCCCCGCTATAAAGTGTTTCTATAGTTCTTGATACTCTTTCAAAGCCATCGTTTGGTGGTGGTGCAAACGTGTCAGGTTTTTCTAATATTTTTTCTAAACCAGAATCGGTGTATTTTATTTTATAAACTTGATCTGAAAAGCTTTTGTATTCAAAATAAAGAACTTGAATAGTTTGATCATCTTGCTTACCATTCCAATTAGCTAAATATTCTTGATTTCCAGGATATTTTTGAATTGTTTCTAATTCTTCATCAGTTAAATGTGGAAATTGTTTTTTAACATCAGCTAAATAAATTGATTTTACTTCGCCTACATAATATAAATCTTCAAAATTAGGATCGTCAGAATAAGAATATACTAAATGAGTTGGATCAACATAATCTACAGTAACACCTTCTGCTCTATTCCAAGAGGTTTTAACAGATCCTATACCTAGAACAGTTAGATCATAATTAAACCTTTGTCTAACTAAGTCATATCTATTTTTATCTAATATCTGATTTATAACTTCTTCTTCGGCAACCTCAACAGACTGTTTAAAATCCATTTGTAAATGTACTTCTAACTCTTCTTTATCGCTAGGAGCATTGATAGGATCTTGTGAAAAAGCATCAACACCTAGCATTTTCTGAGCTTGTTCTAAATATTCTTTAGCTTCTATATCAACCATTAAATTTCTGGCGTAGTCAGTTCTTATCTTTGAACATACTGGATCTTGAGCGTAAGCATTTATATCATAACTTCTTTGAGACATGCCATTGACAACAATATCTACAAATTTAGATATTACAGGAACAGGTTTCCAATCAAGATTTAAATATGATAAATCTCCATTTATTGATAGTTCGTCTTTGTATTTTTGAACAGGCTGTTCTCCTCTTGCATATAATCTTAGCATATGGAAATTATTGAAATTAGTGGCATAACCAGGGGCGTTAGTCCCATATCTATAACCTCTAAACCATTCACCTTCTATTGCTCTACCAACTGCTAGACCATATTCCGTAGTAGCTTTTTCCGCGTCTGGTACTACCTGATCTGGAAAAGAACTTGTTTGATTGTAAGAAATTTGCATTTATTTATTTTATTATTTTTGAAATAATCCCGTCATTGTCGTATCTTTTTATACCTATACTTATAGGTTGATTCTTTCTTTCTGGATTTGGTCTGTACATATTCTTATTGCAAGCCATAATAGCTAAGCCAGAACTAATAGATGCATCATGCTTTGTTCTGTTATTTATATCAAATTGACTCCAGTCTTCTAGAGTTTTTTGAAAATACATACTTCCATAACCATCATTAGTTTCGCCAATATAAGTTTCTATATAACTTTCAATAGCAGCAGCGTGTGCTTGTTTAATATCTTCACTTGAATTAGGTATTCCACCTATTTCTCTTTCTGTTGTAGAAAGTTTATTCCAAACTTTATCTGGACGATTTATTGAAAAACCTCTATAACCTCTTCTTTTAAAATAATACAAAAGTCTTGGTTTGTTGTTTTCACATAATATAGGCATACCATAAAAAACACAAGCCATAAGCACATCTTCAAAAAACATTTCTGCTGTTTGTGGTCTAGCTATATATTCTAAAAAGAATTGATTAGGCGGCGCATCTTCCATGCTAAATTTAGTTAAGCCGTGTAAAGCTCCATTAGAACCTTTGCCATCTACTGTTCCACTAATATCATAGCTATCACAACCAAATGCACCTACATGTTCATTACCAGGATGTTTTAATCCATTTTTAATAATTACATTATTTTGTAAATTACTAGGTGGTGCCCATGATATTAAAAACCTTCCATCTTTATTAGGATAAAACATTACTTTAGTATCTTTTACACCGCTCACCCATTGAAAACTACCCTGAGTTACAGATACTTCATTATTTAATTCACTATTATAATCTATTTGTTGATATATTTTTGTTAGATTAAATAAAGTATTTTTAGCTTCGTCTCTAAAAGCGTGTTGTTCAGTTCTTGGAAACTGTCTGTAGTACTCGTTTAAACTGTCTTGATCAGATTTTAATCCGTCAACTTCGTTTTGCCAGTGTTCAATAACGCCTGTTGTAATTTCATAACCGTCAACTCCTTTGATTGAATTTTCTTTTCTAATGAAAACAGGTGATCCGTAATAATCCATGAATCCTTCGTAGTTCCATTCCATAGGAATGAACATAGAGTAGAGTCCAGAAGAAGTTTGTCCATTACGATTTCTTTTTGTAACGTCTGAATTATAGTATAATTTTTTGAAATTATTTCCACCTTTATCTAACGCGTTTGAAGTTGAGCCCATCATACACTTGCCTACGATTCTTGATCCTAGCCTTAATGTTGTTTTTGTAACTCGCCAGTTGTTTAGTATGTTGTCCGGTCTTTCCCATTTTCCGCTTTCGTCGTGTGCTAATAATTTTAATTTCTCACCATCGTAAGAGTTGTCACCGGTATTTTTCCAGTCAATAGTTGTGTCGAGACCATCAAGTTCTCTTAATTTTTCATTACTTTCAAGCTTTCTTCTAGTAAGTTTCGAAGCTGGAACTCTGTATGCGAGTTCTGTTTTAGGACGATCCATACCGTCTTGAATCGGCTTGAAGAAAAACGGATAGTTAACGGATATTGGTACAACTTTATCTGTGAACATTTTTTTAGCATCTGATCCAGATTTAGATAAAATACCGAATCTGGAGTCACTAGATATTGTTGCTTGATTAACAAGTTCCGCTGATGACATAAATGAAAATCCAGATCTTCTGTTTTTAAGGTAGCACATTCCGTAACACCTCGTATCTGCTTTACATGCTTCCCAAAATATAAAGAATAATCTATTTGCTTGTCTAAAATCTGGTGCTCCAACGTCAATTTTTGACCATTGCAAGTACATGTAATGAGTACCAGTAATGTAAGTATCAATACCATTATTATAAAACCAAAATCCCTGTTCTCTTCTAGTAAATTCATTATCAATATAATCGTACCATTTTTCTTTAAATTCAGCTGGATATTCTTCCCAGTCAAATCTGCTTTTAATTTTATTTAATTCTTTTGGATAATCTGCTTTTTTCCAGTATTGTTCCTTTGTTTTTTCGCTTCGTTTAAACGATTCATTTGTTGCTGGTAGAGCAATCCTGAGATTTTGTATTTCAATGATTTGGCCAATTTGTCCGGTTTTACTTATTACTATAAAATCATAATCAGAGTTGTAACCATACTCCCATTTTTTGAAACGATTTTGTTTCTTTAATATTTTAGAATTTACTACATCTTTTAATTCTTTCCAAAGATTTTGTTCGTAACTCACTTACTTCTCCTTTCTGCAAAACCTTTAAAAGTTTTTTCAACTTTGTTTTTAGGTTTTTCATTTAGCATATCTTCTTCTTCTTGAATTTTAGTAAGTATTTCAAAAGCATCCATAATAGCTAACTTTTTAGTTGCGGCAGCATTTTTTAATCTGTCAGCGCTTACATCGTCGTCTGAGTCTACAATCTTTTCTTTTGCTACCTTTATAAGTTCCTCAATAGCTTTTTGCCCAGCTTGGATTATTTTCAATTTCGTTTCCTTGGTATTCATGCGTTAAAGCTATATCATTTGATTTCATACAATAAAGTCGTTCACCTTCTATAATAAACTCAAATTCAGAGTTTGGGGTAAACGTAATAAGTGTTCCAGGTGTTATTCCTGCGGCTTCTAGAGGTTTATTAGAATATTTTACTATACCAATATTAGGTTCTTCTTTTCTGTTGTACAGTGAGCTTTGGTTATTCAATGGTTTTATAAAACAATAATTTAAATTACAATTCAAATTATACATATATATTTGCTCAAGTGAAACAAAATATAGATCATCTTTAAAATAGGTTGCACTATTTTTTTCTCTACCTTTTACATCATAAAACCTTCTAAATATATTATGATGTACATAAAGCTTGTCACCTACTTTAATATCAGTAGCATAAGCTGCCGGAGTCGAAACCACAACAGCTTTTTTACTAACAAATACATGGTTTTCAATACTAGTATTTATTATTAGATTTTTATTATCTATTTTTTTAATATTGTCATACCTTGATTCTAAAGGCTTAACTATAAAGCTATATAAACCTTTCACTAATATTTTAAATCATATTCTACTGATACTGCCATATTAGAGTTAAACTTTTTCCAAGGTAATACTTCATCATTTTTTGTTATAAAAATATTGTAAGAATTATCTTGATTTTCAAAAAGAATATCACTAATAATATGTCCACCGTATACTTCTTGACCAGTTGAATAATGCATTGCATCATTTTTATAGTCAGAACCTATACTAATCTTTCTTATCTTCTGCACTTTCTTCGTATTTTCCAGTAGCAAGATCTATATTAACGTTTCCATATTTCTCTTGAAGATCTTTTTTAATTTCTTCAACTCTATTTTTTACTTCTGACGATTTTAATATAAAATCTTGCTTTTGTAATTCTATACCACCTATAGTTTGTATAATACTGTTGTACTCTTGAGAAATTTTATTTGCTTTTTCTAATTCTTCTTTTGTTATTTTATTTGCTTTTGCCATTTTATTTTATTTGATTTGATTTTATTGTTTGTTTTAGTATACAGCTAGAATATCGTCACCACCAGTTAACTCTATAGCTAATATTGGGTGAGTAAATCCTACATACTCTGTTGCTGGAACACTTTTAAAAGTTGCAGCTGTTCCTGCTTCTGTTATTATTGATATATCTTGTGCTGAGGTTTTGTTATTATATATCATAGCTCCTCTTGACTCTGCGGTAGCAAGAGACAAAGAGCTTGCTAATATTGTTATTTTTAAACCACTCCCTGGAACTGCCCCAGTTAGTGTTAATTCTTGACCTGATATAATTCCAGATCCTTTAGTTATTATAGTTAAGCCTGTTACAGCTCCGAGTGCTTGTGAAGTTATATTAGCTTGAATACCAGTAGCCGCATCAGTAACAGTATCACCAACACTATCGGCAGTATAGCCTGTTCCACCAGCTGATATTGTAAAATTCCAATATGGAGTTGTTGCTATAGCATCATGCCCAAAGACCCTTGGCTGTGCTGCTGTATTTCCTTCTAAACCAGGTCGTTCGTTAAATGTGTTAAATCCTGCCATTTTATTTATTTATTTTTGTAATTTTTTCAGCACCACGACTTCCGAAGTATGCTACGTAAACTGTTATTAATAAAGCTTCCATTAAAGAAACCCATCCGGTTTTTATTTCTAATAATACTGTGGAATCTAGTATTATGAATATTGTCATAGATAATGTTAAATATATTAAAGTAAGCGGGCGAGTGTTTTTAGAAAGCCACGAATCACTTTTCATATCGCTTCTCCAACGGCTAGATACTTCTTTCATTTCAGCTATATCTTGTTCTATCAACTTCATAGCTTGTTCTTTGTCAATAGCCTTAATCTTATTATCACTTGTTATAAGATTTTTTACTAAACCAAGTGTCCCTTGATTAGGTAATACCTCACCTATAGCAGCTAAAACTTTTGGAGCTTTACTCGCGAGAAAAGCACCTATTTTAGTTTCTTTAAATGTTTTTTTGTTTGAAATCATTTTAAAGGTATTTCTTTTACATAATCAGCACCTATGAAATCATAGTCTTTACCAGGCTCCATTACTACAGCTGGTCCATTGTTAGGTATTCCTAAAACTTTAAAGTCTACTCCTTTCATAGTAATAGACCCGCCAGCTATGTAGTTGACGGGTTTATTAATATCAGGGCTGTTTCGTAAATATCCAGTTTTAGAAAAATTCATTTAAATATTAAAATCCAGATTTATTTATTCTGTTGGTTTTTACCCGTCATAAATTTATCTGCCATGTTAGCATATTTTTTTAATGTGCCAATAAATCCAGATTCAGATGCATCCTTTTTCTTTTTATTTTCCGCTGCTATATAAGCATTATAACCGGGAGTTCCTGGCTTAGGCACTGGTGTTTTGTCTTGTGCCATTTTATCATCTTTCATTTGATAATAACTATTTACTCTATCCATTGGTAATTTACCATCTGTTCTATCTTGGTATATTCCAGATTTCTTGTCTTGCATTGTTTGCAGTGTATCTTGACCATCTACGGGTCTGTCTTGATTCATGTGTTTCATTCCAGGCATAATATATTTTTTATCGTCTGTGTTTTTTGTGTTTTTCTTTTTTGTAAGCTTCTTTTTCCCACGGAGCAGATTTTCTTTTCTGTGCAGTATTAAAGCCATTTATTGGATATTTTTTCCCTTTCCAAATGTAATATTCATTATCAAACTCAAGATCTCCACGCATGATTTGATCAACGTGTACTTTCTCGTGGCTAATAGTGTTTTCTAATTGATACGGATCACTAATGTCATCCGCTATTATTATAGCACCGTTTGTTTTAGTTTCACCATTTATTTCACGATCCTTTCCAGTTCTATAAATAGGCGTGTTATCTATCGTGTATGGTGGCTTTAACTTAAATGCCATATTAACTTCTTCCTTTACCGTGCTTATGTATCTTATGCGCGGAAGAAAAATAACCGTGAGATTCTCCAGCGGCTACTTCTAATTCTTTTTTCTTTTCGTAATTAGCTTCTTTTTTATGACCAGTTTCATAATCATGTATAGCATTTCTAGCATAATCTTTTTCTACTCTTTGTTTTGTTTTCATAATCTATTTTTTCTTACAACCGAAGTTATTAGCGTAATTAGCCATTTTTACAACAGCTGGTTTATATTTCTTAGTGCTTTTCATTATTTTACTAGCAGCAGCACAAGTAGATTTACCAGGCATGTTTTTCTTAACCCATGCAGTAAATTTACCTTCATTCTTTTCTTTTATTTCTGGAAATTCTTTTTTAGCCATAATTTTTATTTTTTATAAGGAAAGTTCTTATTAAACCAGTCTTTTCTAGGATCACAATTGCAACCACCTGGCATTGAATCTACAAATTTTTTAATACCTGTTATTGTTGTAAATTTTTCTATAGTATCTCCTAAGCCTGTTGATTTCATTTTTCTTTATTTGAGTTACAAAATTTTCTAGCTGCTTGAACACTTCCAAAACCCCACTTCTTTAAAGCTATAGCTTTTCTAGTTGGTTCACCATTAGGTTTTTTCATAGGTCCTTTCATACCAGCAAATCTACAAGCAAATGAAACTCTACGTTTTCCTTTACCACTAGTTTGTCTAGAACCTAAAGCTTTACCTGTTTCTTTTTTATAATCAGACCGCATTTTACGATTAGACTTTTCATAGCTAGCATCTGTCATTTTTTCTTTTTTATAGGTACACAATTATTGACCCTGCGATTACCTTTTTTCTTCATGCCTTCTTTTTTATATCCAGGCCAACAAGCTGTTTTCTTTTTAGATCTTTTAGTAGCCATTACTTTTTCTTTTTACGAGTTCTGCTTGATGCACCACATGGAGCTCCAGTTTCTACATTAATCCAATTTTCTTTTTCAAACCAATCTCTAAGTGTAGCCCCTTTTTTTCTCGCTCCTTTAACATTAGATTTACTAGATCTCTTATACTTTCCAGAAGCTGCAGCTGATTTTTTTGCATTAACTATTTTCTTCTTTTCAGCAGCTGACATTGATCTTACTTTATTAGCAGGTAAACAAACTTTAGTGGTTCCGCCACCTTTAGTTTTTTTAGCCATTATTTTTCTTTTTTACAAGATTTGTCTTTTTTATGATCATAGCCTTTTGATTTTAACTTGTCATGATCTTCTATTTTAAAAGCCATTTTAACTTTACAGTCTTTATACATTGGATGTGGTTTGAATTTCTTAGCCATTACTTTTTATTTTTTTTTGTTCTACCAAATTTACCTGGACCACCAGCTTTAGTACATCTTACGCCCCAACCAGAAGCATAAGCACTTGGCCATACTTTAAATTTCTTTTTTGCGGCTGTCTTGCAAGGTCCTGATATTTTTCCCATTACTTTCTTTTTTTAGACTTTAAATCTTTTAACTGCTTAGCTAACTCATCTAGTTTGCCATCAGTTTTTGTACCATCTTTTACTAAAGTAGATAATACTTTAATTTCTTCAGATAATATGCTATTCATTTGATCTATCATGTCAACTCTATCTTTTAAGTCTTTTATATTAGCATGATTCCATTTTTCTTTTAGCTCATATTCTAGTCTACCCACCTCTACTGGTGGAAGTTCTTTGGCTAATTGTATGTCTTCTTGTAGTGTATAATACATACCAACTAAAGTAGTTGTTAACATGATTATACCTATTACTGTTTTTATGTCAATTTTAAATTCTGTGTTTTCAGATATTTTCATACTCCTTCGTAGCGTCAAATGATGGGCATGCTTTGTTAGCAAACTCATTATGTGAATAAATAGTAGAAAGTGGGAACATCGCCATTAGTGTTTTAAGGACATGTAACAAGCTTTCTTTTTGTATCTCTGTTCTTGTATCCTTCGGTGTCTTACCGTCGCTCTCTACGCCACCACAATAACAAACTCCTATAGAATTTCTATTGTGACCTTTAGTGTGAGCTCCTGATTTATCTATATCTCTACCTTTTTTAATAGTACCATCTAATTCAATATAAAAATGATAACCTATATCTGTCCAACCTCTACCCTCTACATGCCACTCTTTTATTGTAGCAACTGGTATATCTTGTCCTTCTCTAGTAGCAGAGCAATGTATAATAATTTCATTTATACTTCTCATTATTAAACTGGGTTTTGCCAAGTAAAATATAAGTCTTCGTTTACTGGTGTAATTTCTTTTTGAACTTCAGTGCTTATACTAGCTTTCATTGCGTCAACATCTAATGATCCTTCTAACCACCCAATAACTACAGCTTCAAAAGCTTCAGTATCTGCATAAGGTATAAAAGAGTCTCCAGCTACATATGTATAATTTTGTGTTCCTATCTGTGATGATGCATAAGTTTTACCTCCTGACTCTTCAGAGCCGGTGTATGTCCAATGTACTACATATATTACATTATCTTTATCTTCTGCTTTAATATGTGCATTCATTTGTGTAATGCCCCATTTATAAGTTATTGCCATTATTTTTTATTTTTTAATTTTATCCATTTATGTGCTGTATACCCAATAGTCATTAATAATAATACTATTTCTAATGCAGGTTCCATCCAGTCTAAACTAGCTATAGTGAATGAAGTTATATTAAGACAATACAACTTTAAATCATCTAAACCCATTATCTGTTAGCGTTCAGTACAGCGTTTCCTTTATATTCAATATTAGATATTCCACCAAGCGTTGGTGTTATAACAGCATTGTTTGATTTCATTATTCTTGTACCAGGAAGTGGCTTAACCATACATCTTGGATTTTTAATACCAGCAGTGTATGTAGCTGGATCTATTTCTTGTCCTTCGTAATTTGGCATAATTTTATTTTTAATATTTGTAATATTCGTGTAATATATATAATTACACGTTTTTATTTCTTTTTTACACGCATACACTTAGTGCTACGTCTAGATTGTGTTAATCTTTGTTGATCAATATTAGATTTCATATTAGCTTTAACATTTTCTGGCATACCAGGTATAGCGTCTATTTGCGCTGCTTTTTCAGCTTTACCTTTAGGTTGGTTAACTTTAGGTTTTTCTAAATAAGTCTCATAACCTTTTTTAAAACCATCATTGATTTTTTCTGTAGGAGATTTAAGCGGGCCACTATACAATCTACCAGTTTGGCCATGTCTTTCTAAGTGCATCAAACTTGATAAACCTTTTGCACTTATTCCTTTACCACTTTCAGTACGATCGTTTGCTACATCGTTAGCATAAGACCTCCAAGCAACTTCAGAATTACCTCCACTACCTAATCTTGTTCCACTAGAAGTTTTTACATCAAATTCGTTAGGTTCTGGCTTACTTAGATCATAACTATTATAAACTCCTGGGTTTTGAGCAGGTATAGTTGGCATCTTTTTATCTTGAAGAGTTTTAGTCTTAAACTGATCTGGAACAATAGCACCAAGACCACTTTGTTTAGTAGGTTGATTACCTCCAAGAACTGTAGCTCCATTTATTATTCTACTATCAATAGATTTAGCTTGACC